TGTAGATAGTTTAACGCCAAGTGGTGTTGGTGGTATTGGTGGTTTAGTTCCTAATATGGAATCCATACAAGGTTTTGATACTCAAACACCGCCTGTACAAGCATTTGTAGTAGAAAATGATATTAGTAATTCTCAAGCATTACAAGAAGAATTAGAAATACAAGCAACATTGTAAACAAAAAACAAACTTTTATATTTATTAGTGTTATGGCAAAAAAGAAAAAACTTATAGAATTAATTATAGATGAAACTGCAGACCACTTTGGAGTTGATGCAATCAGTGTAGTTAAATTTCCTGCAATAGAAGAAAACTTTGTATTCTTTAATAATGACTTTTTATCACTTGCAAAAGTAGATGAAGAAAAGAAACAGTTAATAGGTGCAATACTTATTCCTGATAAAAAGATACCAAGATTAGACAAAGACACAAACGAAGAATATGATGTATTCTTTACTAAAGAAACTATTAAACAAGCACAGAAGCTATTTATGGCTAGTTTAAACAACAATAATCACACGTTTGAGCATAAAGAACCAATACAAGGTTTGACTGTCGTAGAGTCTTGGATTAAAGAAGATAAAAAGCACGATAAATCTAATATGTATGGCTTTAAGAATTTACCTATTGGAACGTGGTTTGTACAAGTAAGTGCTGAAAACAATCCTGAAATATGGGAAGCTATTAAGAATAAAGAAGTTAGAGGTTTTAGTATTGAAGGATATTTCACAGACAAGCTAATAGAAGCGTCAAAGGAAGTAGATATATTAGATGAGGTTTGCGAAGAATGTCCTGATGAAGTATTAATGGGTAAAATAAAAGATGTTATCTTACAAAACGAATTACAACCTGTAGGTGCTTTAGATGGTGAACCATTATTTAGAACTAAAGAAGAAGCTGAAATATATGCTGAAATGTTTAAAGGTTGCAAAGGTTCACACCCTCACACAGTAGATGGCACAAAACTATATATGCCTTGTGCTGACCATAGTTCTGCTACAATGAAAGAAGAATTATATACAAAATCAGGCAAAAAGAAAAGAAAGAGAAAATACAAAATGCTAGAATATGTTGCTTATGCAAAGCGTAAAGCTATGTTAAAGTATTCGTGGGACGAGTGTATGAGGGATCAAATAAAAGAATATGGCAACAAAGAAACTGCTGCAAAAGTCTGTGCAGCTATCAAAAATAGAACAGTAAAACGCTAAAAGAAGTAAACAATTTAAACACCTTTATATTTATTAATGTTATGGGAACACTAGAAAAAATTTTAAATCTTATAAAAATGAAAAACGAAGCTAAATCTTATGGCGTCAAAATGTACGCTGAAAAAAAATTAGATGATGGTCGTACTATTGCTACAGAAGATGAGCAATTTATGATTGGCTCTAAAGTATTTGCTATTGGTGATGATGGCGAAGCAGAACCACTTTCAAAAGGTACATATACCCTTGAAGATGGCGATAAATTAGTAATTGGCGATTCATCTGAAATAATGGAACTAGGTGAAACAGAAGTAACTGAAGATGAAGAAGTAGAAGTAGAAGCTGCAAAAGAAGAAGAATTAGCTGAACACTCGGAAGCAGAAGAAACTGATTGGGCAAAAACTTTTGAAGAAATGAAAGATAGAGTTGCTGAATTAGAAAAAGCTGTGTTTGGTGAAAAAGCAGAAGAAGATACTGAAGATTTATCTGAAGAAGTTTCTGAAGAAAAAGAAGAAGATACTGAAGAAGATAAAACTGAAATGTCAGCAGAAATTATAAGTGAACTTATGACAGAAGTTGAAGATTTAAAAAGTAAAATAGCTGAACTAAGTAGTGAACCTGCTACGGAAGGTATTTCATATAATCCCGAAGGCGATCAATTTAGCTCTACTATTGACCTTCGGTCAAATGTGAGATTGTCTGCACAAGATAAGGCAAGAGAATTAATTAATAATTTTAAATAATAAATATAATACTAATCATGAAAAACAATTTAAAAAAATATGAGTTTGCTAATCCTACTATAGGTGCAAACACTTATGCTGGTCAGCTTTCTCTACCATACGTTTCGGCTGCAGTAAAAGCAAATTTAACTGTTACTGGTGGTGGTGTTAGAACTATCGATGGTTTTAATAGTAAAGCAGTAATTTCTAATTTGACAGTTGCTGACCCATTGGGTGCAGCATCTTGTACATTTAACCCTACAGACACTACTATTGGTGAAAGCGTTATCACTTTAACTGATTTTAATGTTAATATCCAATACTGTAGAGGTACAGTTTATGATACTTGGATTGGTCAAGGAATGGACAGAAATGGTAATTTGCCACAAGCATTTGAAGAATTTGTACTAGAAACATTAGTTGCTAATGTTGGTCAAGCTATAGAGACTGAAATGTGGCAAGGTGGTGGCAACTGGGGAACAGGGTTTTTATCTAATGATGGTTCATTTGGTAATGTTAGTTTTGGAAATTCAGCGATGGCTTCTTTTGCTACTCAAGAATTTTCTGCTGACCCAAGTTCAACTAATATACTTGCAAACTTAAATGAAATTTATTCTAAAGTAGTATCTGACAAACCTGCTATATTATCAAAACCTGGCTTTGGGTTCTATATGTCACAGCAAATGTACTCCTACTATGCTATGAAGTTAGGTTCTGAAACTACTTTCCAAGCATCAGGTGCTGCTGGTACTTTCACAGGATTAACATTTATGGGCTATCCAATTTACATCTGTCCAGGAATGTTTAATGATGCAATTGTAGCTACTTATCCTGAAAACCTAGTACTAGCATCAAATGCTCGTTCAGATATGAACGAAGTTCGTATCATACCTGCATATCAGTATGATGGCTCAGACAACATTAATGTAGTAATGAAATTTGCTGCAGGTGTTGGTTGTGGTGTTCCTGCTGATGGTGTTGTTGGATATAATTTTGCATAAATACTTTAAATGGGCAGGTTGAAATATACCTGCCTTTTATTAACCTTTAAATAAATAAAAAGATATGGCTTGTGATATTACAAGAGGACGATTAATAGACTGCAAGGACACCATAGGTGGCTTAAAAGCAATCTTTATTGCTAAATCATATAGTAATAATGTATCTGCTGTAGCTACTATAAATACTACTGAAATGACTGATGCAGGTTTTGCTACTTGGTCTTGTTGTGGTGGTACTGTAGAAGTATTTAAATATGATTTAGTGCAGAACTTGTCAAGTTTGACAGTAAACATTAATTCTGATAATGCTAATGGTACTACATTTTTTGAGCAAACACTTAGTGTAACGCTTCAAAAGATTGACCACGATATGACTAATGAGTTAAGACTTATGGCATATTCAAGATCACAGATATTTGTACAAGATGCAAATGACAATGTATTTTTGTTAGGTATTGATGGTGGTTGCTATGTAACAGGTGGTACAGTAGTTACAGGAACTGCAAAAGGTGATATGAATGGTTATACTATAGAATGGGGTGCAGAAGAAAAGAACGCTTTAATTCAGCTTCCTGCAAGTGCAGGTGCTGCTACTGCTAAATATCCATTCGATGGATTATCTGATGAAGCTAACTTAACTATTACTGTAGGAACTTAATTGCTACTCAATTTAAAAGAAGAAAGGGGTTTTATTACCCCTTTTTTTGTACACTAAAAAACAAATAATAATTATTTATATTTATAATAAAACACTATGGCTTGGAAACTTAAAAAAGAATGGGAAGGAAAATCTATTGATTCTTTAAATATACCATTAGATGACTTAACACAAAAGCAAATAGCAGGACTAAACGATTCTGTTAGAAGTGCTTTATTTGTAGAAGATAAACCAAAGAAGAAAAAGAAAGATGAGTAGCGATAAAGCAGAATTACAAACTGATACAGATAAAATAACTAAAGAAATAGAAGAAGTAGTTTTTGAATATAACACAAAAACAAAAACTTTAATAAAAACAATAATGACAAAAGATGTTTAATAGTGTTGTAAATAAAACATATAATAGTCCGCCACAATGGAATAAGTCTATGGGTGGGCGTATAGATATAAGTGATAAAATAACACAAACACCTGTTGTCACAAGTTTAGAAATAGCTGGAACTACTTATTTTTTTATGACTTTTCCATATCTTTTATACAAACTAGAAAGTCAATATACTAAAAAAACAAAGATATTTAGTAGAAAATTAGCTGCACCTAATTGTGGTATCAATGTAAATTCTTTTGATAGATGGGTGTCAACAACTTGGTTATATGAAACACCTGGTGAAGCGGTGGAAGATTTAACAATAGGAAAAGTAATTGTTGGTAGTGAAGAATTTCCTTTAGGTTTTTACAATTTAACCATATACGAAATGGAAACAAGCGATGATTTAGACCCTGATAATTCAAAAGCTACATTATATAATGGCTTATTACATATGAGACCTAGCACTAGCACAGGAAGTGCTAATTTTCAAGAAGTTCAATATAAAGAATATACAACTAACGATACAGAAAATGAAGTTAGTTATCTAACAAATTAATTATGAATTTAGACTTAATAAAATTATCACATTATAATATACCTCATTTAGTAGAAGATCCTAGAAACGAATGGATTAGTTTTGGTGAAGATAATTTATACCCAAATTACTTATTAGAATTATTTTTAGGTAGTGCTATAAATGGTGCATTAATTAAGTCTATTGGTGCAATGATATATGGTGAAGGGTTAGCAGCTACAAATGCTGATGAAAATACAGACACTAAAGAGTCTTATTTACGTTTAACGGAACTATTACACAATTCTGATGATGATGTATTAAAAGATTTAGCTATGGACTTAAAGCTATTTGGTGGCTGTTACGTTAATGTAATATGGTCAAGGGATAGAAGCAAAATAGCTAAAATGAAACATATACCTGCACAATACATAAGGTCAGGTAAAATGATAGATGGCGAAATAAGAACATATTATTATAGTGCAGATTGGTCTAAATCAAAAAAAGGTGAATACAAGCCAAGACCTTATAGTGCATTTTCCACAGAAGACAGAAGCAACGCAAGTCAAATCTTAATGATTCGAGATAAGAACCCTGCTTTATTCTATGGATTTGCACCTGATTATGTTGCAGCTACAGATTGGATTCAAATGGAATTAGAAATAGCACAGTTTCATTTATCTAATATCACTTCAGGCATGACACCTTCGATGCATTGTTCCTTTAATCAAGGTGTGCCGACAGAAGAAGAAAGAAGAACAATAGAAAGACAATTAAATCAAAAATTTGCAGGTAGTGGTAATGCAGGTAAAATACTTATTACATTTAGTGATGGCAAAGAAACTGCACCTACAATAGAACCTATACAAATGAACGATGCACAGAGTGCTTGGGAAGGTATGAGTAAACAGGCAGTAAATCAAATTTTGGCAGGGCATAGAGTTACATCACCAATACTATTTGGAATACGAGCAGAAGGTGGCGGATTAGGTAATAATGCAGACGAATTGCGTGATGCGTTTAGCTTGTTTAATAATACTGTCGTAGTGCCATTCCAAAACACACTTTTAAAAGGTTTAGACAAGATATTTAGAGTTAATGATATAAACCTTGATTTATACTTTAAAACGCTTAAACCTGCTGATTTTATTGATTTAGAAGTTACTAAAACACAATCAGAAGAAGATCAAGAGAAAGAAGGTGTTACAAAAGAAGATATTGATGCTGATAATTTAAAGCAAGAATTTAAAGACTTACAAGACATAGATACTAAACCTACAAAGGGAATGATTGAAGAAGCTGAAAAGGGTTTAGAATGGCGTAGAGAATATGGTAGAGGTGGAACACAGGTTGCAGTTGCTAGAGCCACGAACATTAAGAATGGTGATAATCTATCGTTTGACACGATTAAAAGAATGAATAGCTTTTTTGCAAGACACGAAGTTGATAAAAAAGCAGAAGGTTTTGAAATAGGCGAAGATGGTTTTCCAAGTGCAGGTAGAATAGCTTGGGCATTATGGGGTGGTGATGCAGGACAATCTTGGGCAAAAAAAAAAGTTAAAGAAATAGAAGGTGTAAGAGATGAAATGTGCATTAATGTAGAAGATGATGATGTTTGTTTAGATTACTTTGATGAAGTAGGCATTAAGTTAAATGAAGATGAATGGTTTGAAGCACACATAGAAGAATTAGATGAACACAACATAGATAGTAGATACCACGAATTTGCTTATGCACCTGCAGGAACACCAAATGTAGCTGATAGTTCAAGTGATATTGGAATGTTTAGGGTTTTATATAGGTATTCACAAACACTATCTATAAGTAAAGAAACAGGCAAAGTAACAAGTAGAAAATTCTGTGAAAAAATGGTTGCTAAATCTAAACAAGGCACATTGTATAGAATGGAAGATTTAAAGAAAGCGTCTCAAAAAGCAGTAAATAAAGGTTTTGGACCAAATGGTTCAAATACTTATAATATCGCCTTATACAAAGGCGGTGCTAATTGTAAGCATAAATGGGAACGTGTATTCTATTTTAGAAGGCAAGTTCCTAAAGGACAAACATTTGTAGATGTTGATGGAAAAGAATATACAGAAGGCGAATACTTACCTAATGGAACACTAAATAATTTTAGGTTAGTATCACAACAATTTGCAAATGGAAAAATGCCAATGCCTGATGATGCTGAAATGAGAAAAACAACTTGGAAAATGCCTAATCACGGATTTTTAAGACCAAGAAAAGAAAAAGAAAGAAGTAGATCAACACCTGTATAAAATAAAATAAACTATGGCAATACAACATACATTATACATATCAGCAACAAGACTAAAAAAAGATACTGCATTAGGTGGATCAGTAGATGACAACCTTATTATGCCTTATATATTATTGGCACAGGATATGTACATTCTGCCAATACTAGGAACTGATTTAGATGCTAAATTAAAATCAGATATACAGGGTGGATCATTATCAGGTGATTATAAAACCCTGGTAGAAGATTATTTACAGAAAGCATTAGTGCAGTTCGCTTTTACAGAACTTGCACCTTTTATGCGGTTAAGGTTTGTAAATAACGCCATCGTTGTTATGGGTGCTACAGACCAATCAAGTAGTGCAAGTTATGAAGATATAAAACCGCTAATGGATAGGGCAAAAGATGCAGCAGAATTTTACCGACAAAGAATGATAGATTACTTAATTGATAAAGGAAGTGCAGCGTTTCCAGAATATGCTAGTAACAATGATGCAGGAGAATTATCACCTACAACAAGAAACTACTATGCAGGAATGAATTTAGATATTAACGCACCAAGAAGCAATAAATTAAAGAGTTTTTTACAAGGTGCAGATATTACTATATATGGCTGCTAAAGAACACAGAAAATATCCAAGCAGTTTGGAAAACTTTAAAAAGCTAAAAAATTATATTAAAAAATTAAACAATGGCAGGACAAAGACTAACAGACAAAACAGCACTAGCAGAACAGACAGGTAGTGGCGACTTATATATGGTTGTTGATGTAAACGATACTACAGGCAGTAGTGCAGGTACATCAAAATCTATCGATTCTAAATTTGTTATTCAGACAGATAAATTCTCATTAAGTAATGCAGAAGTTTTAGATTTAGAAAACACACCAAAAACATTGATAGGTGCGTTAAGTGGTTATATGCCTACAATATATAATGTAACTGTTTTATGCACATACGCAGCAGCAACAGAAGCTAGTAATAAAGCTCTGATGTTTGGCTTTGATGATTCAACAGACCTTGACTATTGGGGAAAAGTAGACAGAATTATGTCTACTGAAACAACTGATTGTACATATGTGGTTCATGCTCAAGGTGCGCCACGAACACCTGTTAAAAATACTTCTATAATCAATACGCCTTTTATTTGTTGGGCAAGTAGCACAGGTTTTGCAGGTGGTTGGTCTTGTGATATTTATGTTACATACGCTTACACTAAAGTTTTATGATAAAATATATATTTCTATTATTACCATTTTTCTGTAGTGGTCAGTTTTATAAATATGCCACTATCTATGCAGGTGGAAATTCTAGTGCTATGATGACTGCACAAGAATCATACCAATATATAGACAATCAATTAGTAGAAACTACTATTGATGAAGGTGCTAATTATAGATATTTTGTTGGTGTTAAAAAATTATCAAGGTTTAAGTTTGAACGTAAACCTAAATTTTATTACGATGGCAACGAAAAGAACGCATCAATACACCGTTCACCTGTAGATAAATTTGAATACCTATTACAATATGAGCAAATAAAAAATAGAGGACGTGAATATAAATCACACGATATCTGGCTTAGATATGTAGGGAATCACACAATTTCTAAAATACAATTTTCTAACAATGGTTATATTGATTTAAGTTTTAATGCAATAGAGTTTCGTTTTAAGCGTGATTTTAAGCGATTTAGAGCATCTTTGGGCGGTGTAGTTAGGAATCACCCTATATATGACCTAAACCCTTTTAAAAATAATTTTCCAAATGCAGATGATTTTGAAGCAGTAGCTACAGAATTAGGGTATGTAAAAGAATTTTATTTTATAGATGCTAATGGAAATGGCTATTTAGACAGACTAGAACAATCATTCTATAGATGGATATTAGAAGGACAAGTAATAGCACAAAATACTGCACAATTCTTACAACACTATGGCACAATACCTGTTGATTATAATAGAAGAATTTTGTCTGAATTAGGCAATCAAAACACATTGTCTGGCGTTGTAGGTTTATCTTATTACCTACATTTAGACAACTTCTTTATTCTGGCTTATGGTAATTATTTTTTTATAAATCACAAGCTAACCGAATATGGATCAAACACAAATGACTATGACTATGGCATTATAGGAAATTTAAAAATAACAAAAACACTATCATTATATTCGCAGGTGGAATACCTTAGTTATTTTGGTAGAGAAAATCATACAATTAACTTAGGAATAAATTATATTATATTATGAAAAAATTAATTTGCAGAATCATTAAATTTTTAACTTTTGGCAATTACTGTATCAATTGCTGCAATAAATGTGACAAATGAAAATAACAGAAAAATCAGAATTTACTTTAGACTTAAAGACTATTGGCATTGTAGTTGCTATGGCAGTATCAGTATCAAGTACATATTTTACTTTAAAAGCTGATATTGACGAAAATAAAAAAGCATTAGAACAAGGTAATTGGGTAAGTTCAACAGAATATGAATTAAAAGATGAACTAATCCGAACGACAATAATGGGCAATAGTAAAAAGCTAGATGCAATAGAAACTAAATTAAACACCATTGACAACAGATTATATAATCTAAACAAATAGATATGAAGTATTTCCCATATATATTGTTAGGTGTGTTTTTCTTTTGTATTGGTAGTTGTTTCGGACAAGTATCAGTAATACATTTTAATAGTGATTGGAATAGTGATAATAACTTTGACATATCAGTTTTAAAAGATTGTAAAAAAACAGATGTTGTAATATGTCACAATCTTGATATGAAAGACAAGCACAAGATAAAATCTGTACCTACTATTATTGTATTTGATGAGCAGCAGGAAGTAATAAGATTTGAGGGAAATATATTAATGCAGTTAGATATTACAAAAAAAGACATACAAAAAGAAATAGATTCTATTTATTTAACTAAATTTGAATGAGATTATCAAAAAATTTTACGCTTAATGAGTTCACTAGAAGTCCAACCGCATTACGCTTAAATATAAATAATACGCCTACAAAAGAAGGCATTATCAAGTTAAGACTTCTAGCCGCTTTTCTCCAGACCATTCGGGAACGATTAGGACCTTTGAGAATTACAAGCGGCTACAGAAGTCCTAATTTATCAAAAGCTATTGGTTCAAGTAGCAATTCACAACATTGTAGATATGAAGCAATAGACTTGCAATACTTTAAACGTGGCAAAATGGATAACATTAAAATCTATGAAACGCTTGTAGATTTAGATTTAGATTTTGACCAATGTATATTAGAGTTTGGAAATGCTACAGAATACATTGATCCTA